GTAGCCTGTCGCTCTAAAAAAACGCCCTGTGAGCGTGAACCTTTCGCACTGTTGCACGATTTGCAGCAGGCTAAAGCGTTGTCAAAATTAACCACCAGCTCGGGCGCTGCGCTTATTGGAATCACGTGGTCAACTGTATCAGCTGGTTGTTGACAATACTGGCAAGTCCACTGGTCACGTGCCAGCACCTTGAGTCTAAACGCTTTGTAGTCGCGCGATAGTCTCGGGTCTCCTCGCTTGGTACTCACTGCCATCCCTTGCGTTTCAAATGATTCAGTGCATTGCAATAGTTAGGCACTTCATTGTCAATACCATATCGGCTACTTACGTAATTCCAGTACCAATAGAACTGAACATCATCAGGCTTACCTATTAGGTATGTCGTACGTCCCTGGTAGTACCCATGGTGTGAGCCATTACGTGCATTAGCTCTCCATGATGACTCTCGAAATACAATCTCATTATGACAAGATTCCTGTACTTCAGTTAATTGGTAATCTGCTATTTGTTTTAAGCTTTGAATGGCATCTATTGAGCCACTATCTGCATCTGCCATAGGTATAGATAGAGATATCCCAATAGCGATGGCTACCGAGCGAGCTATCCGCGAGCGGCTCGCTCTGAGCCCCTTACGGGCTCTAGCCGTTAGAGTACCATACGTGTCAAGTACCAAACTAAAAGCCCAGGTCAGAGCCTTTATTTTATTTTGAATCTGTTGAATAGAATCCTGAACCCTTAAATATAATGCTAGGTACACTTGAGTAGACCTTTCTCATCGCTTCACCGCAAAAGCTGCAATCTAAATCATGCGGTTCACTTATCGAATATTCCTGGTCATAAATAGACAAGCTTTCACACCGGTCATTCTGACATTGAAACTCATAGGTTGGCATTATCGAGTTTCTCGCATATTGGGCACTTAGAGCCTTTCATAACAGTATTGCCGCAATGACAATAACTAGGCTCTAATTGTACCGACTTAACTGGCATATCGGCGTAACCGGCTTTAAGGAGTATTTGCACCAATGTCTGTAGGTCAGTAAAAGCCAAATAAGATTCTGGAATCTCACCCTGCCCGTTCATCCTACAAACTACAAAACTCGGTTCTCCGCTTATAGCGCCGCGTTTCTTTGATTGACGCAAATACTCCAACGGGTTGAAATCTGCTCTCGCCTTGATTTCTAGGTCTATGGGGAAATTCACCACATCCTTACCCGCGCCGCGACCAACGGCTAAGCCGCCCCACCATTGAGATAAATACTCAACAACGACGCGCTCCGTTCTCAGCCCTCGGTCTTTCCGATGACGTGACATGGATTAGGTCATGCCTTGCCAGCGGAATTAATTGTGCTACATTTTTCGCATGTCCACTCATGCTTAAGGTAGCGCTCTCTTATTTGCCTAGCATTAGGGAATTGATTACATAACTGGCATAGCAACTTGTAACCTAACTCCTCTAATATCTCTGCATTAGCTCTTAGATTAGCTTCTTGCTCCGGCGTTGGAAATGTCTCCCACTCACCGTCTTGATTTAGAAATTGTAAATGTCCCATTAGTCCAGCTCTTTCATAGCCGTGAGCAAATCCTCAGCCTTGATGAGATAGCCCCTACTTTTGTTAGGCTCTATGTCGCATGTGATTGCTCTACCGAATAGTTGTACCGCGTATTTAACGTGGTTAGTAGGGACAAACATGACCCCAGATTCTAGGACAAATGCCCAGTACTCAGCCTTAGTGACTGTTAGACCAGATGCTTCCCATGATTGAGAAGCGTTATACCAGCACTCAACCTCAACGAAGATGTTGCCTGTTGTCCACCATTTGCGGTCTCGCTTCACTTCGACTCTTTTGCCACCCGTAAGAAGGTCATTGACTAAACTCTCGCCCGCTAATCCAAATGAGTAATCTAAGTCAAAGTCAGATAAGTTCATTTGCGCTTACCCCACGTACCATCTGACTTTATTTCATACCATATCGGCTCGCATCGTTCGGCTTCACCTAGTATGTGATTCATGCAGCGCCAGTGACCCCAAGTTTTACCAGCTTTCGATACTCCAGTTTTCCAGACCATATCTCCATGCTGGCAACGCTGTATATCCTTCTCCGTGGTGCCACCAAGAATCGATTTGACCGTCTCTACGGCTTGCTCCATAGTCGCTGCCGGAGCTGTTGTCTTGATTGTCCACGGGTCAGATTCTACTGGCACGGGCACGTATTCTTGAGAAGTTTGAGTCATCTTAGCTTTAGTTTCGCTTATCAGAGTTTCTTTTTCTTTTACGCGGTTCACCTTCGCAGCTTCTTCTCGGCTTATGGCTTTCTTCTCAGTGCCGATGTCGGCGTTTTTTGCGGCGATTCCTATTGAGCTGGTCTCGCAATTTTCGAGAGCAAAGTCTCTATTTACTCCACGCTCTGCAGTTATTTCCCTTGCATAGCCTGTTGAAAATGGTCTCTCGTCCGTGTCATCCCTATAAAGGTCAGCCCTAAACACCACTCGGTTAGCGTCTTCATGTATAAGCGTAGTGATTATTCTTCCCATCGGAAACATTTGCCTGAACAATTTTATGCGCTCTGCAACGGTAGTGTATTCATCAAGATTAAACATTAGTCAAGCTCCTCACTGAGAGCGAGCTCTCCGGCGATTGCACCATATCCAAGTAGGTCAATCCAGTGGTCGAGCACGTATGGGCTTTCCTGAGTACGACTAATCTTGACCAACTGCATGATGACTGCGACTTGATAATCGTGTATTGGCATTTCAAGATAAGCTGATAAGAGCATCCCTGTACGGCGCAAGTTGTCTTTAACGTCACCGTGCGTTGCATTGCGGACTTTGATTGTGTCTCCGGCAGATTGTAAGATTTCATTTGCGTCCATGATTTTCCCTAGCCTTTTCAAGATTCTCGTAGTAGTAGCGAACAGCCTTACGACCATTCACGTAGCCGTTAGCATAGCCGGAGCGGTTGCCTAGCCAAAAGGCAAACACCACTAGCGCCAGCGTAATCATCTGAGCTATGGACATTAGTTTGTTCTCCATTCGATTGACTCGTATGGAGTAGTCATGCACCATTCGTCCATGACGGTATCAAAAATCACCGCATATTCCATATCAAACGCTTTGATAATATTGCGGGCTTCAATCAAATATGTATAGTCATCAAACCAATATATATATTTGTGGTCAAAAGTAATGACGCCAGAAAATCGGTCATCTTCGCATTGCTCGCCCCATGTCGCTTCGTCCCACTTCATCGAAGTTGCGGACAACCGCTCGAAATCAATCTCCATCTCGGTGTAAAGCTCTGACATTTTTGACATTTATTACTCCTAATCTTGAGCTACGGATTAGCTCGTTAGGAATAGATTACACGCCACGAAACAAACAGCCGCCCTTTTTTGATAACGATTTGATAACGATTTGGGACGGGTCTTCGTCCTCAAAATAGGGTATGCCCAGCTTAGCGGGGACGTCCATAACGCTTCCCATGCACTAGAAACGTGCCGTCCTTCTCAATATAAATAAGGTCAATCTGTACACCCTTAACATCCTCTGTGACAATAGAAATAGACTGTTGCCAGTTAGCCGTGCCACGCGTGTAATGGGCGGCTTTGAGGTTCATTAGATGCCCAGAGTCCACCCCCCTATGAACACGTCTTAAAACCCCGTTGGAAGCCTCTGAGAAGGCACTCTGACCGGCTCTATGGGTATGCCCACAAATTACATTTAGCCCCATTTTGCGGCTATGAGTCAACGCGGTCATTCCGGCGTGTGGGCTTATGCTGCCTTCGTCCCCGTGTATGGCTATCCAGCCCTTAGCTATTGGGTAAGGATTTTTGTGATACAGAATTCCGAGCTCATCAAAGCGCATGAACTTCTCGTAGCGTAGCTCAGGCAGGGCAAGAAAAGCCGGTATCTTGCGCATGATGACGTTATACAATCTATCTGTGTGATTGCTACGCGTCACGTGGGCTTCTTTAGCGTGCTCAGTCAAGCCCCATAAAATCTCTACAGCTTGCTCCCTATCTTGATGGAGAGTCTGCTCAAACCAACCGAGCTTGCCTTCTTCCCATTTTGAAATCATAGGTAGGTCAAGCTCATCACCCAAAATTACTACTGAATCGGGCTTGAAAGCTTTGATAAACGCGGTGACGTTTCTGACCGCTACCTCATCATGGTAGGGAATCTGAAGGTCTGGGACTACTACGGTGCGCTTAATCGTCGTCGTCCTCGTAGTCATCGCCGCTTATCTTTTCAATCGGCTTGACAGGCAGAATCCAATCGGGGAAAGATTCCTTTTCAAGAAGTAACCAAAAGGCAGTCTCATGCGTAAATCCTGCGCGTTTTAAGGATTTGTAATACTCATGCAGACTAATACAATAAGCGTCCAGAGCAGAATAAGTCTCAAGGTCTATTGTCTTCTTTACTCTCGTAACAGGTTTTCTAGCTGCCATGATTTTATTTTCCCTTAACTAGTATCTCCAACATGGCTTCGACACGCACTAATCTGTCATTCATTGATGAGCCTGAGTTGGGCTTGAGCTCACTTAGGTAATGCTTAATCATAAACTGGACATACGCAGCTACGCCGCCAAGAACTGTCACTACTCCTACGGCAAGTGCCGCGTAATCCTGTGTGCTCATTTTTTAGGAGTTGCGTATCCAAATACGCCAGCTACTATTGCACCTAGAATTGAGCGGTAATTAAGGTCAAAGTTTGAGGTAGTACCCCACACTGCAAGGAAAGCGCCAATAGACATTAGATAAGGGTTTTTTAGGTTCATTTATTTATTTCCTTCGAGTAGTGGGATGTTAAACGGTGAGCCATCTTTATCGCCCTTGCTCGTAAAACTGAAGTGTGCATGATGACGGTGCTGATTAGCCCCCACATATTTACGCCAAGCCCAAGCTTTCTTCGGGCTGGCAATAAAGCCGTCAAATATGATGTAGGACAATCTTCCAGAGTCTCTTTTAGACTTGGCAAGTAATCGAATTTGGTCGACAAGGTAAGGCATCTCGTCTGGCTTCGGTACTCCATGTAAATCCCTGTCAACGTCAATCGCTCGTACAACATTGCCACTAGTAGCGTCTGGTATATGGTCAGACTTACCAGCTGCGACATGTCTTGCATCCGCAATCCACCCGTCTGAGCGGGTATCTCTATCTTTATAGCAAGCATTTATCTGCTCCCTTAAAGTAGTACCGGCTGCACATAGAAAAGGTTTCATGCCAGTAACACGGCTACTTCGTCTTGAGTTAGACCAAGCTTTGTCAATACTTCTTGCTTTTTTACTTGCATTGCTACAGCGGCGGCATCTTCTTCTGCTCGCTTGGCTTCTGCGATTGCAGCTTGGGCTGCCATCTCTGCTACCTCGGCATCGGTGAGTTCAATAATTGACTCCACGCCTGTCTCGCAGTTGATTTCGATTCGTGTTGGATTAGGCATTTTTTACTCCATATAGGTAGGCGGTTGAGTAGATAGCAAAAGACCCTGATTGGGGTGTCATTGTGATTGATGTAATTGGCGCGGTGCTAGACCATAAGCCAGCGTGGAGTTGGGCATAAGACTCTGCAGCATTGTATTCAGTAACATCATCAATGCTGAAAGATTTATTAACTGAACTGCTTGCATAGTTTGGAATATAAATTTCTGCATTTGCAAATGTGTTCGATGTGTTGTTGGCAGCAGTAGAAAGAAACATATTTAGATTATCTGACCGAGAATATGATGCGGCACTTGAGCCATTGCCGTAAATTGCCCTTTGAGTAAAAAATGATTCAACCCCATTAAAAGCAAGTTTGCAGTTGATAAATACATCTGAACTCGTGCCTCTTGGCGATACCTTTAAGCAAAGGTCTGTAAAGGTAGAAGGAATTGATGAAAAAGTAATACTGGAGACTGAACCTGTGGCTGTGTATGCCGAGATAAGTTCAAATGTATTAGCCATTATGCAGCCGCGATTCCGTAGAGGGTAAAGGTTGAGCCAACTTGGAAATTTGCTCCCGTTAGTCCGTAAATTTTTATAGTAGTAATTGCGGCAGTGTTACGCCATAGTCCAACGCTGGCAGTAACATCTCTCGAAGCGCAGTCTGACCGACTAAGAACTGTTTTGTAAGTGGTTGAGTTTGAATAATTCATAAAATTACATTGAACCATAAAAGGAACGCTAGTTCCTGCTACTGCTTGCGTAAAAATAAATGCTCTATTTGCTGCTCGTCCAGATGAAACACTAGTACCGTTTCCAACGATTGGAGTTTCTGAATAGTTAGACCCAGTATCAGAATTAAACTGTAAACAGGTATAATCTTCGGAGCTGTATGAAGCATTAACTACTAGTTTTACATCGGTATATCCAGAAAATGAAGAAAATGTAACTGAATTGACCGCAGTTCCTAGCGTTGTAGTTGCTATCGGTGTGTAAGTTGAACCGGCTGCCATGATTACCCCTTAATCCCGTATAGTGCAAATGATGAGTACTCTGAAATTGTTGTAGGGCTAGAGCGAACTACTAAATCTATTGAAGTTACGGCAGAAGTGTTAATCCACAAGTTAGAAGCAAGGCGAACTTGTCCTGACCCATTTGCATCCCACCCCGATAGAGTGCGAGTCGTTGTATTTTTATTAGTGTTTGTATAATCTAAAATGTCAATTACTTTGCCCGTAAATGTAGAGCCGTTAATATCGCCGACTAAACCGCCGGTGGCTGTTGGGGAACTGTTTGAATTGTTAGCGTAGGCAGATGAGCCATCGCCGCCTATCTGATGTGAAAAATAATTTGTATAAGTTGAGTCAGAATTAAATCTAATCATAAAGTCTGGGAAGTCCGCAGCCGTTCCACTTACCTTACAACTTGCTCTAAGTTGTAAATGCTTATAGGTCGCTGGAATAGAGTTAAACGTAATAGTGCTAGTGCCACCCGAACCTACTGTTACAGTTGCAATAGACTCGTAAGAGTTAGTTACCGGCGGAGTACCGGCGCTAAATAGCCCTGCTGTGATTGCTCCAATCACTACGCAATACCACCGGCAACGTACCAAACATCTGTAGCAGTCTTGATGCAAACTGCTGTCTTGTATTGAGCCAGAGTAGGAGAAGCCGCTACTGCACCTGCTGAAAGGATTGTGGTTGTGCCAGAGGTAACTGCGCTAATTGTGCAGAGTCCAGCGCCCTTGTTAAGAATTGTGATTGCTGTGCCTACTGGGAAGGCTACAGAGGCATTGGTAGGAATCTTGAAGGCTACTGCTGTTGCCTTATTCATTAGCTTAAGTACCTGATACTGGTCGGCAAGTACAGCTGTGTAGTCTGCAGTGTTGTCAGCCCCAATCGTAAAAAACGGTAGGGAATTATATGTCGCGGCAGTTAAAACGTCGCCGGTGCTGACTGGAAATGTTGCCATTGTTACTCCTAGTAACTCAAGGTCGAGACTCCGATTATACCGTACGTGGAGCTGCCAATGATAAAACTATCAGCAATTGGCTCTAGCGTGGTGATAACCGTGGTCATTTTGTTAGGTGAGATATCCCAGGAAATGCCCTGGCATTGTAGATTTTTAACTATGGTGCTGCCGTCGGGCTGCACATTTGTAATATTTAGATTGTCAAAAAATTCCAGCCCAATCATGGTATCGGTTGGCACGTTAGTATCTAGCAAATCAACGGTCATCTCGTCGATTCTAATAGTGGTCTCTTTACGGGTAGCGATGTATTCTCTAGCAATATTAGTAACTATCTCATCTGTCTGAGCTACGAGATTGTCTTGACTAATGCTATGCGGGAAGTACTTGTCAATCGAAGTCTGGTCAAAGACTGTAATGGCTGCTCCGCCCACGCGAGTGAAGGTGCAAGAATTTATAATGAGCTTGTCATCAAAACTATATTTAAGATTCTTATAAGGTATGCCAGTAGTTTGATTAAACTCAATAGGCGTGGCGGCTAGAGAGCTCATAACTTGAGCCCTGCTCTTAAAGATTGCAGTGCCACTTCCGTCAAGGTAGAAAGCTCCGGTCTCCGAGAACTCAGCATTTTTCAAGGCATCGAGAGAAGTGCGAGCCGTGCCAGGGTCGGCAACACATGTATTTGCTCCGGTTGCCACGGTACGCATGGATGTAGGAAAAGATACCTCGTCCAGAATCTTATTGATTCTAGTTCCAGTATCCTGACCAGCCGTAGCATCCGTAATTGTAGTCACGTTAGCCATTTGAAAAAGCCTAAAAGCATCGCTGCAGTAAATGTCGACATATCCGGTTTCTTGGTTTGTCGGATATGAATATCTGTAATCTGTTATGTAACCGCTAAAGAGAAAATTGTCAGTCGTAGCCGTGGTAGCTGCTATACGAATCTTACGCAACGGAGTCAGATAAGGATAATAAATTGAGGTAACTGACTGAGGATTAAAATTAGACTCAGGGTCTAATACGCGTACTACTGCAGTGCCGGCTTCGTATGTGTCGCGCTGAATGTTTCGCCCACGATTAATCGTAATCTGATACACGTCTGGCGTAAGGTCGACGACTGGCAATACTACGTCGGATGAGCCAAAAGTAGATGTGCCAATTACGCCATACTTAGCGTCGCCAAAAACGAAACCCGTGCCAAATGTAGCCCCGCTTGAGTAGTCAAAACTTACGGTGATATTTGCGGGAAGTGCCATTAGCCCGCGAACATTCCTGCTAAGCGACTAACGGATGATGGATTTCCAGATAAAGATTGGGACTGCGTAGCTGTAGCGATTGTCTTGCCGTCAATTTGCACAATTACTGACCCTGCCGCCACGCTGCTACCATAGCCACCAAAGTTTTCTACAATGTGTTTGCCGCTGCCTGTATTTATATTTTTCATAGCTGTAAGCGCTGCGGGATTAGATGCTGAACTGCTCGCAATAGATGCGACTAAAGCGTCTGTATCCTTAGCAAGCTGTAAAATATAAGCTGTACTTTTATCAAGCTCAGCGGCTATTTGAAATCCGTTCATGGTCTCAAAGTTAGGATTGCCAAGTGCAGTGGAAGTATTAAAATCAGGTAAAGATTTAGGAATCGCGGCGGCTTTTTTAGCAATCATGTCAAGATATTTTTCCCATGCTGCAAAAGGATTTTTTGCATCTGGCAGACTTGCAAGATAATTAGATAACTTTTCGCCTAACCCCTGCGCTATGCCAATTTCATAAGTAAGTTTTTGAACCTCTTTTATATTTCCGGTAAGTAAGGCTAGTTGAAGCTCAGCGCGTTTTCTATCGGCATCGGATAAATTACCTTTAAGCGCAGCTATTAAATTGGCTTGCTCAACGTCAAATACAGTGCTGGCTTTTTTAAGTAGGGCTTGCTTTTTTTGCTCAGCTGTTAATTCTTTTTGAGCTTTAACTTGCTTAGCCTGTAGAGCTGCAAGCTCTTTAGCCCGCTTCACTGCAGCGGCTTCGGCTAGTCTTTGTTGAGCAGTACGCCTAGCAGTACCAGCCGGAGACTTTGAACGTGCAGATTTAGTAAGATTTTCGGATGCTATAGAGCCGCCAATAATGGGGTCAAAATTCTGTACAAAATTATTAAGTTTGCCATAAAGTTTTGTAACGCCGCCGATGGCTGAGCCAACAGCGCCAGTAATAGAATTTATAGCTTTTGCAATATTGTTAATGGCTTTTGCGGCATCACTAGCCTCTGTACCACCCGCCATCTTAGCGAAAGCCTCAACTAATCCAGCGCCTATGCTTTCTTTAGCATTATCGGCTGCTACAGAAAGTACGCTTAATTTGTAAGATGTAGTGCCCAAATAAGATTCGGCTGCACCGGCTGAGCGTGTGAGGAGAATTCCCAAAACTTCAGAAAAAGATTTGCTCTTTAACTCAGCTTGAGTCAGACCAGTATTATATTTCTTAAGACCCTTAGTAATACCCACATAACCGTTAGCCAAATCTTGAGAAACTGTAGCTAAATCAATTCCTGTGGCACGGCTAATTGTTATTGCATTGTTAAGCAATCCTTGAGATTTTGTTAATGAGCCGGTAGTTGTTAATAGAGCCTGTAGGGCAGGACGCAAAACATCGTCTGCAATCCCAGCCGAAGTTTCAAGGCTAGAGACAAAATCGGCTACCTTTACTTTTGAAAAAGATAGTCCTAAATTATCTACTGCAGTCGCCAAACGCTGCGCCGCCGCTTCATCGGATGCAAATGCTTTTACGGATGCTCTGCCAAAAGCAACTATTGCGGTAGTACCTAAAGCAAGTCCCAGACTTTTGCCTAATTTGAAGGCAGATTTTTCAAGTTTGTTTATAGATTTTCCAGCTTTATCAAAAGCGTTTTTGCCAATAAATTCGGCAAGAATATTGATAGCTACATTGCTCATGCGGCTCTCCTAATGTCGACAATTTGAGTGCGACGGTTAAACTTTGATGTAGTATTTTCTATAGCCTTAATTACTGAAGCATTAGCCTTGCCTTGAGTATTAGCCCATGCCCTAAAGATTAAACGTCCTATCATCCGATGGTCTCCCTTGCGGTTAGAACCGTAGAGATTACCAAGATTAGAAATAAATTGATTGCCGGCATAAGGATTGACCGAGCGTGAAACTCCCTTAGATGCTCCACCGGCTCGGTCTCCTACCCAATTTTGCCCCTGCCCGTTTTTACGACCAGCGGTTTCATAGATAGCGCCTTGCATAGATTTGTTTTGAATTCTGATAGCGTTGACGAATCCTGCAGCGTTAGGTTTTGACGGGGTACTTTTGTAAATAATTCCTCGTCGAATTTCTAAAGCATTGTATTTAGGAAATTTATGCCCTGCATCTGTAGCGCGTGTAGCCCATCCGGACATTGGAGAATCTAGTGGTACGAATCCTCTAGCCTCAGTTACAACCGGCTTAAGAATTGCGCCTAGATTTTTAGTTAATTCTTTTGCTAAATCCGGAGCATATTGATTTAATGCCTTACGAAGTGCGACGGCTCCTACTACCTCTACTGGCATTTTCCCGCTCCTTCGCTAAATCTTTGAGTACCTCTATATGCGCCTTAAAAGCCCTAGGCGATAAATCAATAATTGTATTGAGCGGGACTCCATATTCATAACTCAAACGAGTTGCGAGATATGTTATAGAGCCCCGCTCTATGCCAAAGGGCTAGAATCTAGGACGTCCACTTTCGTGATTAAGTCCAAGAAATCCGGCATTGGCTTTATCTGGACGCCGGCTAGGCGTAAGCCTTCGAAAGCTAACCAATAGATGTCCGATTGACGGGATAATTCAAGCAAGGCTTTGTGAAAGCCCATGCCCACATGCTGCTCAAAGTTATACTCTAAACGTGGAGTAATCTCCACGTCATGTACATTTCCGTCTTTCATTGTTATTACTAGCTTTGCCATTTTTAGCCCCTTAGTTAGTTATTAGAATGTGCCAGTTTCAGTCTTTGTGACTGCACCGGATACGTTAAATGTAACAGACTGAGTAGACAAATCGCCCACTGCGCCGTTAATTGGAGTAATATTATTAATCAAAACCAAGCCGGTAAAAAACGGATTTGCCGCTGAGCCGACTGCAGACTTATCGTTAGCAACCTTAAAGTAAGCATTTGTGCCTAGCAATGTGTTAAGTGTCTGAAGTACTGCAGTTGCAGCGTTGTCATTGATAAATTCGATGGTCAGTGTCGAAGTTTCTAGACCAGCGATTTGACGCACTCCGGTGTCGCCCATCGCGGTCACGGACACTTCTTCAAATGCTCTGTTAAGAGTAAATGATGTGCAATACGCGCTAAGGTCGGTAGATGCAGGGTCGGTAGCGCCGAGCTTTACGCCGACCTTGTTATTGATAAATTGTGCCATTTTTATTCTTCTTCTTTCTTTGTCGGTGTAGCTGGCTTTGTTGTCTCTGGCTGGACTTGACCAATACGCTCAAGCCATTCTGCATTTGACTTATCAGTCATGTCTAGCTCCATTCTGTCAGTGT